ACATATAGCGCGTCTATCTTACGCCTTGCCTGAGCGTAGGAAGGCGCGTTATTAGCGTGTTTATACAAACGGAAGTATTAACGTGAGGGTACGAAGGAAAGGCGCTAATTACACGTAGATATTACGGTGATAATGCGTAGTCGTTCGGCATTGACGTAAACACTTCGGATGATAGCGGGAAGAGGCAACGAGATCATATACGCGTTAGTGATGCGCTAGATTGCGGTGGGTTGCGAGGGTTGACGATGGGATTGCGGAATTACCTACACGGCGCGCCTGGCGCAAGCCCTCCGCCAAACTCACGGGGTCAGCACCGGTTATAGGCGCGGATAACGCTTGAATAGTCGGGAAATGAGCGTAATAGTACAAAGCGCGGCGGCTTGCGGATGGCATGCGGAAGGGCGAACGGGCGGAAACGTAGGCAGGGCGCGGGTTTGCGCAACCTGTAACTGTCGTAGATATATGTACAAAAGTCAGCATTTATGTAAGTGCCAACGCGTTAATGCGATGAAGTTTGGGCGTATGAGCGGACCCCCAAGGCCCCTCCTAAAATCCGCCTCATCAGGCACAGAAAACTTGCTCACGAAAATTTAATCCCAGGGGGTTAATTATGGCGAAGAATCCGGAGCTTAACGCAAAACGACGTGAACGGCGCAGGAATGACCCGGAATATAGAGCGCGGCTGAACGAGTACTCTCGTAAATACCAAGCCGCTAGATCGACGGATGAGTCACGCGCTAAGCACCGAGAGCGCACACGTGAGTATCGCGCCAAGAACCCGCACCTAGCGTTCTATACCACGTCAAGATATCTCGCAAATAAGGCCGAAGTCTTTTCGGACCTTACCGAATTGGACGCGCTTGATATCTACGAAACACCTAACGTTTGTGCTTATTGCGGGACAGACCACGGACCTACTCCGGGTAAACGCGCTATTCATATCGATCACATCATCCCGATGGTACAAGGCGGTCATAATACGCGTTGGAACCTAACAAAAGTCTGTATTAGCTGCAACTCTTCGAAGGATTCCGCATCCCTCATTGACTTCCGCGAGAGAACGGAAACATTCACGCAGGAACGTTATGACGCAGTGATCGAACAGATGGCGCGGTTATCCGGAAAGTCTACCGATGAGATAACGCATCTACTCGAGCAGTCACACGAATTTGAAATCGCCTATCAGCGTGAGAGGGAGCGGATGGTTTCGCTCCTCAGCGCTTAATATCACGTAAAATCACCGTCAAATTAGCGCATTACATACGGTCTGGGTACATCCGTTACCCTTTCGTGTGAAATGCGCTAATTTGACGTAAAAATCACGGCAAAACGGAGGAGGTACGAATATGTCAAAACGGAAGTCAGCGCTAGAGGCGAAATTAGAAGCGCGTCAGATTCGCGCAGCTCTTATGTGCGTTGAGCGCGAGTTTACTGCGGAAGATGAGCGCAAAGGGTTCGATGAGATTGCGGACGATGTCGGAGTATCGCGCCAATCACTATACAAATGGCGGACGCAAAATCGCAACTTTATCGATTACGTGAATCTGATCGCGGATGAAATGCTCGAGTCGGAGCGCGCGTTTGTATACCGACAGCTCATGAAGACGATTAGCGGTTCGCAGCCGTCAATCAAAGGCATCGACTTGTACTTTAAGCGCCACGGACTCATTACGAATCAAATCGCAGTCGAAACGAAGGACGCGGGCGGTGCGAAGACCAACGAAGATATCAGCGCAGAGATTGCGGAATTGGACGCGCTACTTGGTAACGAAGAATAAACGATAAGGAGGCGGTATTTTGGCGTGGATCAATGACGAATGGCTTGATAAGCCTGCGCGTGAAGAGCGGATCAAGCTCGTTAGTGAGCGCGCTAAAAAGCTGCGTGCCTTAATCGAAAGCGGCCGCTCAACGGAATACCACCGCGAGACTTTCCGGAATACACTCGACGAGTTGAAGCGGCTCAAACGGATCGATCGCGCGGAGGACGACATGCTTTACTTCTTCTACGAATACTTTTCGGAAGCGCGGAATCCTGGCAATCCGGACAACCTCGTACCGACGGCGGAAGTCGATATGGATAGCGCGCCGGACTTTCACCTTAAGCTATCGCGCATCCTGGACTCGGTATCTACGCGTAATAAGACGGCACGTATCGCATGGGCAGCGAGTCGGGGTCACGCCAAGTCAGCGTACCTTTCTAACGCCTTTCCGGTCCATGAGATCGCGTATCGCAAGCGGAAGATGATCCTTATTATCTCCGAGACGAACAACGGTTCGAAAAAGTTCATCAAGTGGGTAGCGAATCAACTTAAGCATAATCAGAAGCTACGCGAGGACTTCGGCCCGTTGCTTCACGAGAAAAAGATGCTGAACGAAAAGGACTCGGAGGACGCGTTCCTTACGCTGAGTGGTACGAAGATGGAAGCGACGTCGCTCGGCATGCAGATCCGGGGTTTCCGTAACGGCGCTTACCGTCCGGATCTCATATTGCTTGACGACTTGGAATCGCGCGACTCGAATAATACGCCGGATTTGCGTCAGAAGGCGAAGGACTGGCTTAACGCCGATTTGATGCCGGCATATGACCCGACACGTACCGCGATTATCTTCATGGGTACGATCGTGCATCATGACTCGCTACTTAACTACGTGCTCAACGAACGGCGCGACTTTATTAAGAACCGGTTTCCTGCGATAATCTCGCCGCCTGAGCGTGCGGATTTGTGGGCGGAGTTCGAGCGCATCTACAAGGAATACGAACCGACTGACGAAGAGCTCGCGGAGTTTGAGGATTCCGAAGAGGAGCGTTCATCTCCTAACGTTGAGGCTGCGTTAAAGTATTTCGAAGCTAACCGCGAGGAAATGGAACGCGGCTCCGAAGTATTGTGGCCGCAACGGTTCCCGATTCAGTTCCTCGCGCTTGAGAAGCTAAACTACGGGACCAAAGCGTTTAATACGGAGTTTATGAACAATCCGGTCGATGAGGATTCGCAGATATTCAAGCCGGACACGTTCACGTATTACGACGCAGGCATGACGTTCCCTCACCGCGACTATAACATCACGATGGGAATCGACTTCGCTATGGGTAAACAGCGCGGAGACTACTCGGCCATAGTCGTACTGGCCCGGCACAAAGTAACCGGCAAATATTACGTAATGCATGCGTGGGGAGCGCGAGTGCATCCCGACGCTTTTTTAACGGAAATTGTTACGCAAGTTCTCCGATTCCAGCCGGATGCGATCGCAGCCGAAGCGCAGATGGCGCAAGAGTTCTTCGTACACAAGCTTAAGCAGGAACTGCTGGCGAAAGGGTTCCCGTCGAGTACGCGCGTTAAGGAAATACACCAACGGACGCGAAAAGAGCTACGAATCGAGGCGTTGATACCGGATATTGAGAAGGAAATGATCCTCTTCAACAAGGCACACACGCTTCTGCTTGAGCATTTCGAACGATACGGAAGTAACTGGCACGATGACCTTCCAGATGCTCTTGAAATGGCGTATTCGATTAATAAGCGCGGTCGCAAGAAGATCCGGACGACAAAGCCGAAATGGGCGTACTAAACAACGGAAGGAGGATGCGAATTGACCGAATTTTACACGGTTAAGGAGACGAAGCTGTTCTACCCCGGCGCACAATACCCGCCTCAAACGGAAATTGCGCGGCTAGCTAAGTACGAACGGGGACGTAAGATATTCGAGGGTAAGCATGCGGAGATTTACGATCGCGCTACGAAGCTACTCGGAGACACGCCGCATGCACCGCAGCTTAAGACGTTGTTCATTGCGGTAAACATCGTTGATGTTCTCGTAACCAAGCCGGCGGACTTACTTGTCGGCGAAAAACCTACGTACAACAGCGGTAAGGGTCCGAAGTCGATCGAACAACGACAGCTTAACTCCATCGTTGAGGAAAACGACCTTAATCAGATGATCCACGAGACTACGATAGGCGGAGGATACCGCGGCGACTCGTTCATCAAAACGCGCTATGGTATTCGCGATGACTTCACGGAAACCGAGCGGCTAGGACTTACGCTGCCGGAAACGAAGAAAGAAGCGATTATCGAAACTGTAGACCCGTCAATAGTGTTCCCTGAGCTATCACGCGGCTCAAAGAAAAGGTTCAAGGCAATCAATATCGCGTGGGTTGAGTGGGAAGTTGAACAGACTCGCTCGATCATGTCATTCATACGAAGCGTGCCGACATCCTCTGAATCTCCTTACTTGAATGTTGAGCGTCACATTCCCGGATACATCATATACGAGCGCTTCAAGCTCATTGAGAACGGAGTTGACAACTCAGAGGACATTCCGATTCCGATTTATATTGTCGGAGAACAGGTTGGGGAGACTTGGAAAGAAGAAACCGGAACACCGCACCTTAATGTTGATCACATCCCACATAAAACAACAGATGACAGTTGGCAAGGGATCAGCACAGTAGAGAAGATGGAAAGCGTACTGTCTGCCATTAACGACCGGTTGGTTCAAATCGACTATATCTTGTGGAAACACAGCGATCCAATTATGTACGGTCCAGATGACGTCGGCGATGACGAAGCTAACACGGTACGAGCGAGTACAGGATACATTCCGGTTTCTAAGGATGACGTCGTTCCCGCGTATTTAGTGTGGAACTCGCAACTCGACGGAGCCTTCAAAGAGCTCGATTATCTGCTCGGCCTCGTTTATCAAATGGCGGAAACTCCGCAGTGGCTATTCGGTACGACAGTCACATCGGACAGCGGCGGAACAGGAACGTCCCATACGGATGGCGCGGCTATCAAAGCCCGTTTCATGCCGATCCTCAAGAAAGTCGAGCGTATCCGGACGCACGTTGACCGCGCAGTTAGGAATGCGTTGTGGAAGGCGATGGTCCTCGAAAATATTGCGAATAAGGGCGTAGAGAGATTCGAAAGCTACGAAGCAGTTTATCCGACGATTGGATGGCGCGATGGTATTCCGCGTAATGAGAAAGAAGCCGCAGAGGTTGCGAGTATCCGTACTGGCGCCAAGCCGACTTGGTCCGTAACTGACGCGATTAAAGACCTCGACGGAGTGACTGACGCTGAGGCCGAAGAGACAATTCGCCGAATCGACGACGACGAGAAACGGACGGCAGGCACCGTAGACAGCACGATATTTAACGAGGTTGTAGCGTAATGGCGCGGATTCCTGATCCGAACTATGACCGCGATATTAATCGTCTCGTCGACGCCTACAAACGCGGAATCCTCGCAATAGCTACGGAGTTATCACGCCTGGACGTATCCGATATATCACGCACACATGCAAAGGCCGCTCTCACTGAGATTGCGGCTGTTTTGCGTGATCTAAACGCTGAGTCGGTCGCCTGGGTTGCGGAATATGTACCGAAAGCGGCAACGGACGGAGTGGCGCGGGCAATCGTTGGGCTCGGCGTTGCAAATACGATAGCCGAAGCGGAGAAGATCGTTAAGTTTAACCGGATCAACCGCGAAATGGTTGCGTCGGCCATTGCGGACACACAGGCGGATTTGCTTGCGGTGACGCAGAACATCGACCGCCGAGTCCGTCAGGCCGTTCGCCAAGCAACTGCGGAGTCATTCCGCGCTAACATGGCGTCGGGGATTAACGGGCGGCGGACAATTAACGCGGACACGCTCGCAGGCATCCGTAAGACACTCGGCCAGGCGACGGACACCGGCATTATTGACGCGGCAGGGCGGCGTTGGAAGCCGGAAGTCTACGTCGATACCGTAACACGTACGAAACTTAATTCCGCGCACCGAGACGCAACGATAAACGAGGCGATCGGACGCGAAACATATTACGCGCAGATATCAAGTCATGGCGCAAAAGATGCGTGTCGTAACTGGGAAGGCCGCATCGTCAAGTTAGTACCGGATGCTCCCGGAGATTATCCGTATGTAGGCGATTTACCTCGAAGAGACATATTCCATCCGCGCTGTCGTCACGTGCTTTCTCCGGTCCGCAATCCGGAAAATATCGGAGGAGGAATTTAGATGGCGGACCCAATCGCAAGAAATCCGTTTTCAGGAACGGGAACTGCGAAAGTACCAATCAAGAACACAGCGCACTATATCGTTGTTTTTAACGACGGGACATCAGATATTACGGTGTCAGCAGGACAGTTTCAAACGGTAGTTAAGGGCGGAGATGCCTTAGATGAGCGCGTCGATCCGTTCACTACGCTGACCATTACAGGTAACTCAGCTTACCGAGGTTTCGTACGCGTTATTCCCGGAGGTGTCGGCTAATGGCAGCGAGAGATACGGCGGCTCGGAACAATGCGAGACGAGCACTTAACACTATTAATGGAATACCCCTATCAGCTGACATCGGAGTAAATGGCGAGGACGTAGCAATATTCGGGCCTTCAACGACACATGGTTACGATGCGTTTACAGGCGCTATCCGTACTATGCCATTTGCGCGGAGGACGTGGAACCCGCAATTTTTCAAAACGATTCCTGTCTCTGCGGGAAATACGACTATTGTTACATCTTCTGAAAATTACAACGTGTCAGACTATTCAAAAATCCGTTTATTTGCCAAGGCGTCGGGCGCGGGCAACATTGACTTAGTGCTCAGGGTATCCCTCAACGGTGGTTATGATTACGTTGCAGCAAATACATTCTCTATGGGAGACGGGGTAGCATCTATTCTTACGCCGATAGTAGAAATCGCAGCACCTGTTATTAAAATCGGATTATTTAACAAAAGTGCTAACGCACAATCCGTAGATGTCTGGGGGTTCTTATATTGAGTGTTAATAGATGGGTATACCGCGATACCAAAGATTTAATTTGCATGCACGTTGCATCGTCCGACAATACAACCTCAGTGAAAACAGACTCGAAGCAAGTTGAATATCGGTTTATGAACGCTGCTGGAACAGAATTTAAGTGGCATAGACCAGCAGAAGCTGGAAGCGAACTAACAGGTAAGGCAGTCTTTCCTCCAGAAATCACGACTCAAGATCGAACAAAGATGTCCCAGCTTAAATTCTACTTGAACTATTCGCCAAAGAGCGCGGAAAGAGACAGCGTGACCCATGTCGTGGTTGACATAAAATCTAGTCGCGCGATTAATGGGCTTGAATTGATATGTGGGTTCTTAATTCAAGCAAACGAAAACGGAGATCCGGCATATGGAAATAATCAAACTCTTGCGTGGGATGTGTTCAAGGAGCCTATTGACCTGGCAGCAGGAACACAAAGGTTTGTTCGCCAACTTCCAGCGGACCACATCAAGAAACAGGCCGATGCGCAATCATTTATGCCCCGTCATTCACCGTTTTATTATTGGCGTATGGAGGGCGTGAACACGTTTCAGCCTGGAGATGAAATCGAATTTTCGTTCCGTTTCGTTTCTCAACCATTCGTCGAGGCACCAGTTGGAACACGCAGTAGTTAAGCATCACGACCTACGATACGTCGTTAAACTGACGGATACGATAGCCGACGGGCTTTAAACGGGAGGAAACGATATGACAAACGTTAAGTATCCGATGAACTTGCAACTTTTCGCAGAAGAAGATCCGAATCCGGAAGTCACTCCGCAGGAACCGCCGGCTGATCCGCAGCCAACGAAGACATTTACGCAGGAGGACGTTGACCGTATGATCGCGGACCGACTCGGAAGAGAACGCAAGAAATACGGAGACTATGACGATTTGAAAACGAAGCTCACCGCGCTAGAAGAGGCGGAAGAAGAACGCAAGAAGGCGGATATGTCCGTAGCAGAGCGATTAGAAGCGGAGAAAGCAGCCGCGATCCAAGCCGCAGAGGACGCCAAAGCCGAACTGAGTAAGACGATTTCAGCCGCAAACCAGCGCCTTATTAATGCGGAGTTCCGGGACGTTGCCCGCGAGCTTAAACTGCGACCTGACGCCTTGAAATCCGCGCTTAAACTCGTCGATCTATCCGCGGTAGAAGTTGACGATGAGGGCAACGTTAAAGGACTTGAGGACGCGGTTAAGGCGCTGATTGAAGATAATCCGTACATGGTCGAGCAAGCACCGGTCGAACCGAGGACAATCGGAGCACCGTCTGGAGGCGAAGCGAAGCCGGCGAAAACGAAGGAACAGATTCTTGCGGAAGCAGCCGAAAAGGTGCGCGAGAATCCGACGCCAACTGCTATCGCGCAATTCACGAAATTGAAAAGAGAGCTGAGCTAAGGGCTGTCCGTAACCGGGCGGCCTTTTTGTTTACCCAAAAACCCTTATAAACGGAGGAAATAAACAATGACTAAGATTTTTAACGCAGACCTGATCGGTAAACCGGAATCCGTAACAGAAGAGATTTTGCTTCTCAATCCGCACCAAACGCCAATGCTTGCGATGCTCGGTTTTGCCGGCGCCGTTAGCCAGGTTGAGCACAACTGGTATGAGGACGCAATGTTCGCGACAGAGTCCACAATCACAGCGGATGTTACGAATAGCGCGACTGCAGTCGTAGTTGCTTCCGTTGAGCCTTTCCGCGTTAACGACGTAATCAAACTCGGCGATGAGTTGCTGAAAGTTACCGCAATCAATGCCGGAACAAAGACGCTGACTGTAACGCGTGGATACGCAGGTACTACCGCTGCAGCCGGAGTAACTGGCGCAGCTGTCGAGTTCCAATTCACGGAATCCGTAGAAGGTCGCGATGCAATTGATGCGCGCTTCAAAAAGCGTGAGCGTAAGTCCAACCTGACGCAAATCTTTACGGACACTGTAGAGATCACCGGCACAGCAGCCGCAGTAGCTAGCTACGGTATCTCCGACATGTACACGTACGAGCAATCGAAGAAACAGCTTGAGCTCGCGTTGCAATTGGAGAAAGCGCTGATCAACGGTATCAAATACGAAAACGGCAGCGTACGCCAAATGGCCGGTTTGCGCAGCTTGATCCAAACCAACGTTAAGGACGCAGCTGGTGCGGGCCTGGCTCTCGACATGGTAAACGATAGCCTGCAGTCCATCTACGAAAAGGGCGGATTCGCTTCGGGTGGTAACTATGAAATCATCGTTCCGGCGAAACAAAAGCGCGCCGTATCCAAATTCGGTGAAAACCTCGTTCGCATCGACCAAAACGATAAACGTCGCGGTACGGTTGTATCTCAACTGATTACGGACTTCGGTGAGTTCCCGGTATCTATCAACGACAACCTGGCGACTAACGAAGTGTTCATCGTCGATAAAAACCGCGCGAGCATCCGTAACCTGAACGGCCGTGAGTTCCAGCACGAGTACCTCGGCAAAAAAGGCGACTACTACCAAGGTATGATCGTCGGCGAGTACACGTTCGAATTGCACCAAGAACAAGCTCACGCACGCATCAAAGGTTTGGCGTAAGCCGACCGCAAATAACCGGGAGCCTTTTCGGAGGTTCCCGTTAAATACGGAGGTTTTACGATGGCGAAGTATAGATCACGCTATCCGGAACTCTCGTTTTACGTTGACGGCGTAGAGCGCAAGTTTTCCGGCGGCGTATACGAAGCAAAGACTGCGGAGGAAGTAGCGGTACTTAACCGTTTATCTGACGCGGAACCAGATACGGAGGAACCTGCGCAAATGGACCCGGAACAGGCGGAAGATAAACCCGCTAAAGCTCCGGCGGCCACTAAGCGCAAAGCGAGCGCTACGTCCTCCGCAAAATAAACGGAGGTGTGGCGGATGGCAATATCAGTAACGGGCGCAGACGACTATATCAACGCGAATTGTATCGATATCGAAGACTGGGCGGAAGCCGAAGACGCGAAAAAACAACGAATTGTTACGCGCGCATCGTTCGTGCTTACGAACAAGTATCCGAAGTATACGATACCTGACGCAGCGGTATACGAATTTGCTAACGCGCTGGCAACGGCATTTAACGATACAAACCGGCTACAACAGCAAGGAGTCGCGTCATTCGCTGTTACGGGCGTCGCGAACTTTACGTTCAAGGACTGGTCAAAGAACGGCGAGGAAGCGTGGATACCGGATTCGGCTCTCGACCTGATTGGCGCCGAGAATGGCGTTAAGATCGGACGCAAAACCGCGAAGTGGGTGACGTTGTAATGGGATTTGTTCAACTTAAACAAACCGTTACTGTGTCGCCTTTTCTCGGCAATGACCCGGACTATAACGAACCCATCTACGGAGACGATTACGAAATGAAGTGCCGCTTTTCCGAAGGCGTCAAACTCGTTCGTAACCTGCGCGGTGAAGAAGTTGCCAGCGTTGGGGCGTTCCTCTTCGATAGGCTGCCGCGCATTAGTATCTCGGACAAATTCACGTACACAGACGAAAATATGCGGACGATAACGTACACACCCATTTCGATAAGCGTAAAACGGTGGATCAACGGTAAGCCCATATTGACGGAGGTGCACGTGTAATGACGATCGAGTTCGATATGGGCGGTTTCTTCAAATCGCTGGACTTTTCGAAGGCTAACGTACAGGATGCGGCGGCCCTCGGCATGCATGACGCAACTGACGAGCTGTTACGTAAATCGCGCGAAGAAGCTCCGCTAGACAAGGGAACGCTTCGAGAGACGTCAGGTAAGCGCGTCACTGTAAGTCCGACCGGCGTAACAGGCGAAGTTTACTATTCGGTAAATGAGCGCGGCAGTAGCGGCGACCGCGTTAACTATGCGCTGATTGTCCACGAAATGGATACGTTTAAGAATCCGACCACGCCCGGAACGAAGCCGAAGTATCTCGAAGATCCGCTTACGCAGAACGCGTCGATATTTCAGCGCATGATTGCGGACGCGATCCGAAAGGGGCTGGCGGAGTAATGGCGATTTTAGGCGTGCCGGATATTACGGCGTATCTACGCGTGGCCGTTCCGTTTACTTACGTCGCTAACGAGTTTGCGTCAGGCAATCCGGACGATTGCGCCTATGTGCGTATGAGTGGCGGGTATGCACCGAGCGAATGGACGAGTAAGCGGAGGCCCGCGTTTCAAGTGCTAGTACGCGCTAAGTCACCGGCAAAGGCAACGCAAATAGCCGACGCGATATTCGAGGACCTGGCGAGCAAAAACGAGTTTTACTTCGGAAGTACGCGTATAGTTAAATCTCGCGCTAACCAGTCGTCTCCGATTTATCTCGGCAAAGACGCGAATGATCGAACGATGTTTTCCCTTAATTTCACACTGACAACAATCTAGGCGGTTCCCACATGGGGCCGTCTTTTGTATGTCCAAATTCGAGGAGGAACCTATAAATGGCACAAGACTTTTCCAAGATCGAACTCGGTCCAGCTATCGTTGAGTACGGTACAGGCGTGGATATGGTCAAGTTCGAAACGACTATCGGCGGCGTAACGTTCGCAACCGAAACAACTTACCGCGATCAGCTTACGGACCAAACGGGTGAGACTATCGTCGGCAAACGGATTACCGGACGTAACTGCAGCGTAACTATTCCGTTCGCGGAGTACGAGTTGTCCGTTATCCCGAAGATCATGACGGGCGCGGAAGTCGTAACGGACGGCACCGATTCAAAAATCGAGCTGAAAACGGGCGTCGGACTCAACCTGATCGATTCCGCGAAGCAAGCCGTTATCAAACCGCTCGCGAAACTGAACGATCCGAACTATTGGGTTACGTTGCCTAAAGCGTACTCCGAAACGGATCTGAGCTACGCGTACGACAACGAAAACGAACGGATCACCAACGTGACACTACGGTCGACTCCGGACGAAGACGGCGTAGTAGCGATCCTGGGCGATAGCTCCATCACAGCAACGCCATAAATAACGCGCGGTCCTTCGGGGCCGCTTTTACTTTAACGGAGGCGATAATATTGCGATTAATCGGCGCGAACAAATACAAGATTGGCGGCAAAACGGTAACGCCACGCAAGATCACGATTGCACAATGGCGCGACCTATTCGATTCAATCCACGCAGTACCGCAGCTCATCGTGAGTGTAATGACCGCTGCTCCCGGAGACAAGGCGGCTTATTTCGTTGCAGCTATTCGCGAGTCCTTTGACGACATCGTGCGCGTGACGGCCGTCCTGACGGGCATTGACGAGGAGTACATCGAAAAGAACGCGTCTATTGACGAATTGGTGGCGTTCTACGGTGCGGTAGCGAAGGCGAACAATTTCGGTGAACTGTTAAAAAACGGGCGGGGCGTCCTGAACCTGGCGGGGCTCGCAGCGGGTCAGACTCCGGACGCGCCGAACGCAGAGTAA